GACGAGTGACGCCACGCGCGCGGAAAGGTTGAGGCCGACACATGCCGCTACTGCCAAAGCTCATAGACGGGGAAACGCCGCCCGATGGATCGACGCTCGTGCAGCTGTCCAACACGACGGATCGCATGCTGTCGATCGGCATCCTCAAGGGCGATTATATGGTGTTCGAGCCACTGCTCGACCCACCTGCGGCATACGTGCTGAATGCCGACCAAGCCGCGCGCTACACGTTCCAGCTGACCTATCAGCCTATCTATCAGGCGTGGTTCGACGCGGGGTACCTGGTGGCGTACGTCGCGCCGCCGCCGCCGCCACCCGAAGCAGATCCCACGACCACCACGCCCGAGTGCGAGGCGATGCCGTGACCGTGACCGTCGACCAGATCAAGGCCGAGTTTCCCGAGTTCGCCAACACGAGATCGGAACTCATCGGCTACAAGCTGGCCGACGCGCAGCGGCTCATCAGCGGCGATGCGCTGGGCGGCCTGATCGACGACGCGGTGAAGTACTACGCGTGCCACCTGATCGCGCTGGCACCGCACGGCGAGTTCGCCCGGCTGGTCGAGTCGACCGAGCCGGGCGGCGCGTCGACCACGTATGAACGCCAATATTTGAAGCTCGTGCGCAGCACCACGATCGGCCCGCGCGCGACCTGACGACCCTTGATGCCTCATGCCAGTCACGACCAAAACCATCGCGATCGATCACGGCTGGAAAGCGCTGCGCGAGCGCGTGCATAAGCTGGGCGACACCGGTGCGATTTGTCGTGTGGGCGTGCAGGGGCCGCCGGCAGCGGCGAACCATCAGCGAGCGCGCATCAGCGTCGCGCAGATTGCCAACGTGCAGGAGTACGGGAAGCGCATCTGGCAGCCCAAGCGCAAGCGCTGGGTGATCATCCCGGCGCGCTCGTTCATGGGTGCGACCGTCGACATCTTTCAAGACGCGATCGCGAAGCGCGAAGCGGCGTTCGCCTATGCGGTGATGTTAGGCAAGCTCGACCTGCGCACGGCCTTGGAAGCGTTCGGCGCGTACGTCGTCGGGCTGATTCAGCAGCGGATCGCGGATCGCATCCCGCCCAAAAACAGTCCGTACACGATCGCCAAGAAAGGCTCGGACGTTCCGCTGATCGACACGGGCCAGTTGCGCGGCAGCATCACCTATATCATCGAGGGGGCCTAGCGCGTGGACTGGCAGGCCGCCGAAACGGGGTTACGCGGGTGGGTGCTCGGCATGTCCGGCATCGTGCCTGCGCACGTCGCATGGGATCGCGAGCCGTGGGGTTACCGCGTATATCCGCAGGTTGACTTGCGGCTCGGTGATCACCGCAGCCGGGACGGCATCACAGCAGAAATTGTGTATCCGCCGCCCGACGATGACGGCTTGGTCAAGCCCAGCGTTGTGGCGCAGCGGCTGTGCACGTGGTCGATCACGGTGACGACGCGCGACCAGCACGCGGACGCGAAGGCCTACGTGGTTTTAGACCGGCTCGCGGTGCTGATGGAATTGCCGTACTCGCAAGACGTGTTCGCCGAGCTCGGCCTAGCGTTCATCGGCAACCAAGCGATCGTGAGTACGTATCCGCCGTCCGAGCACCGTGATTTGTCGGTCGCGACGCTGCGCACTGACTTCGGGTATGTGCTCGACGTGACGGCACCTGACGGCACGCTGCCCGACTCTGCGACGACGATCATCGAGCATGCCGAGGTGAGCGGCACCGTGATCAATATCGATCAGCCGATCGACTTCCCACCCGAAATGATGCCCCCGCTGCCGCCATAGGAGCCGACCGCATGACAACTACCATCGAAGTCGTAGACGTGACGATCGACATCCGGGACGCGGCTGTAGCCCAGCAGGGTTTCGGCACGCCGATGATCGTCGCATCGCACGCGTTTTGGCCTGAAACCGTGCGCACGTTCAGCGAGCTCGTGCAGCTCGTGACGCCGCCGCTCGCGGTGCCGATCACGCATCCCGTGTATCTGATGGCGCAAGCGATGAAAGCGCAAAAGCCATCGCCTGCCACCTTCAAGATCGGCACCCGTGCAGGCAAGGGGACGCAGGTTGCGACGCTAACACCGACCGTCACCGCGGCGGGCGCCACGTACACGTTCGCCATCAACGGCAAGGCACTGACCGCAAGCGTTGCTGCGGCAGGCACCGTCGCGCAGGCCTGCACGGCCATCGCTGCGGCCATCACGGGCGCTACGCCGCCGCTCGGTGTGACTGCCGTGGCGACGGCGACCGTAGTCACCGTGACCGCGTCAGTGGCGGGCACGCGTTATTCGTTTTCGTGCTCATCGAAAAATATCGCTTATTTGGAGTCGACGCCCGATCCCGTCACCAGCATCGCCACGGACCTGAACACGATCCGCGCGTACGATCAGGACTGGTACGGCCTCGTGATCGATTCCACGGGGCCCGCGGAGATCCTAGCCGCGGCGAATTGGGCGGAGACTAACACCGTCATGTTTTGGCCGACGACGATGGATTCTGACGCCATCGGCGCTGGATCCACGGACATCGGTACGCAGCTGAAAGCGGCATCGATTACGCGCACGTTTACAACGTGGCATCACCGCGCGGCGGAACAATGGGCGGGCGCAGCGTGGCTCGGGAAGATGCTACCCAAGACGCCGGGCGCGGCCAACTGGGCGAATAAGGCTCTAGCGCTAGTGGATATGTCGCCGCTCGACGATACGGCACGCGGCAACCTCAAGACGAAAAACGTCAATTACTACGTCGCGATCAAGGGCATCGGGTTCACGCTCGACGGTCGCGCGGCGTCGGGTCGATTCGCGGACATCACACAGGGCACTGACTGGTTTGAAGCGCGGCTCGAGGAGCGAATCGTTGGTGTGCTCGCGAACAATGACAAGGTGCCCTACACCGACAAGGGCATAGCGCTGATTCGCGGGCAGGTCGACGCGCAGATCCTCGAGGCCATCACAGCGACGATCGCAGACGGCGATCAAGACTGGTGGTCAGCCGTGCCGGCGGTCGCTGACGTGCCATCGGCGGACAAGATCGCGCGCATCCTACGCAACGTCAAATTCCAGTTCGTGCTGCAGGGCGCGATCAACAAAGTGCTCATCAACGGGACGGTGCTGGTCGCCGCCGTCTAGCCGCATAGGGCGGGGAAGGTCGAAAGGATCTAACAGTCATGTCCAACATGCGCGCATGGAACATCCGAGATTTGGCGATATCGCTCAACGCGGTACCGCTCGACGATGGCGGCTACGGCGAAGACGAAGTCATGGCTCTGGAGTGGGCCGAAGATCAATTCACGGCCTTCGTGGGGGCTGACGGCGAGGTGTCCCGCGCGTCGACGAACAACGGGCTAGCGACGGTCACACTGACGTATGCGCATACGGCGGCGGCAAACGACCGCCTGACGGCGATGCTCAAGGCCGACATGAGCACGCCGAACGGGGCAGGGGCCGGCATGTTTTCCGCGCGCGACCGGTCGGGCCGCATGGTCGTCGCTGCCGAGCGCGCTTGGGTGATGGCCTACCCGTCCGTCACGTTGGGCAAGACCATTCAGACGCTGCAATGGAAAATCCAGCTAGCCGACGCCAGCGTCGCGACGTTCATCGGGGGGCGCTGACGCGTGGCGATTGAGGCCAAAGAAAAGCGCATCGGCGGCGTGACGTACCGCGTGACACAACTGCCCGCTAAGCGTGGGCGGTCGATGCTGGTGCGGTTCGTGCGCCTCGTGGGGCCTGGTGCGGGGTCTTTCGTGGGCGGGCTCGGGCGCAGCAAAGACCAAACCTTCGACGGGGGGCTCGCGCTCGGGATCGCAGACGGGCTACATGACCTGTGCTTGCGGCTGAATGACGACGACTTGTCTGCGATCTGCGATGAGTTCGCGACGTACACGATCGTCGTCAAATCGCGCGACGTCGAGCTGCGCTTGTCCGACGTCTATGACGACCATTTCGCGGGCCGGTATGACGAGATGTTCGCGTGGCTGCGGTACTGCTGTGAGGTAAATTTTGCGAGTTTTTTCGCCGTGTCGAGCAGCGCAAGCGGGCTGCTCGGGCGTTTGACCAAGCTCCTATCAGTGTTGCAGCCCCTACCGACATCGACTGGGATATCCACCGGATCGCCAGCAGCGAGCACTACTCCGACAGCCTGATCACCGTTCAAACCCAGTGGTCGCTTGACGACCTTTACGAGGCGCACGCCGTGCTCGACATGTACGAAGAACTCGATCGACGTGTAGCGAGGGCGCCCCGATGACGGTGGTACGCGAGCTGATCACGCGGCTGGGTTTCGTGGTCGACCAGGAGTCTTTTCGCAAGGCGGAAAAGCAGATCGAAGATCTGCACAAGTCGCTGACGTCGGGCAGCTCGAGCGGGGCGCCCAAGTCGGGCATGAGCGCGCCCGAGCAAACCGCCAAAGACACCACGAAGGCCGTAAACGAGACGCAGCAAGCCGCGTCCAAGCTGAATGAAACCTTCGCCATGCTCGGGCGGCAGCTCGCGGCGCTGGGCATCGGCGCGAAGCTGAACGAGTTCGTGCAGCTCGCGTCGGACGCGAATGAAACGGCATCGGCGATCGGGCAGATCTTCGGAACCGAAGGTGCCAAGCAGGTGGACGAATGGTCGCACGCCATGGGCGAGGCGATGGGCCGTTCCGCATACGACCTGCAGGCATATTCCGCGCGGCTCGGCTCGGTGCTCGGGCCGATCACGAAGACACAAGATCAAGCGCGGCTGATGGCCGAATCATTGTCAGGCCTAGCAGTCGACCTTGCATCGTTTTTCAATACGTCCGACCAAGACGCGATGTTGGCCTTACGGTCCGGCCTGACGGGCGAATACGAGTCACTCAAGCGTTACGGCGTGGTCTTGAATGACTCGACGCTTGCGGAGATAGCGCACTCGCAAGGCATCAAGAAAAAAGTCACGCAAATGACGGTCGCGGAGAAAACCGAGCTCCGCTACCAGGCGATCATGGCCCGCACCAAGCAAGCGCAGGGCGATGCTGCGCGTACGGGTGAAGGTTTCGCGAACGCGACAAAAGCACTGCAGGCGCAGATCAAAACGCTTGGCATCGACATGGCCCGCAAGGCGATCCCGGCGTTCGAAAAGCTCGTGCGAGCTGGGCGCGAGCTGATCAAGTGGTTCAATGAGGCGCGCTTGGGCACGAAGGTTTTAGAGTCGGCATTTCTCGCGCTGGGCGCCGTGGTGGTGTGGCTCGGGCGAGAAACGCTGCTGGCGTTCGCGGTGCCGCTGATGATGATCGGCGCGATGGTTCTGCTCATTGATGAGCTTTGGAACCTATTTCGCGGCGGCAAAACCGTGATCGGCGAATGGCTCGACAAGTCATTCGGCATCGGCACGACGAACAAGCTGATTGAAGGCACGATCACGTTTTTCAAGAAACTCAACGCAACGATCGAGCGGTCGATCGGGTATGTGTCTGAGCTAGTCCAGCAGCTGGGTGATCTCGACGGGGCTTTCGATCTGATTGAAAACCGCTTCGCGGGCCCGAATCAGGATCGCGGCGCAGATCTCGCCGCGTTCAAAGACAAGGTCGATGACTGGCTGATGAATCCGATCATTGACGCGCAGAACAAATATATCCGCGCGATGCACGCCAAGGGCCTCTTGCTCGACGTGAAGGAAATGGAGCGCAAGAGCTACCAATACGCCAAGACGCGCGGCTCGGGCGCGGATGCGTACGGCAAAGAATCGTCGGAGCAGGACCAGTTCGACCGCGACCGACGTCGAGGCCGTGAGGAAACGAGGCGCGAAGGCATCCGGCGACGCAAGCAAGAGCGCGAAGACGCCGAGGAGCTTTACCAGCAAGAGCAAGCGGCAGCCGCGGCAGCTGCCGGCGTCGAGATGACGCCGGGCACGGCGTGGTCAGCCAAGGCGCGACGCAAGGCGCGGGAAAACGCAGAGGCACTCAAGTCCCCCGAATGGTCGAGCACACCGGAAGCGGAAGCGGCACGGATTGCGGCGCTAACGGCGGCATCGGGCGGCGCATCGACGCTGCCGGGCCAGTACGACGTCGGGGCCGCGACCGAATCGATCAGCGACTACGCGGCGGCGGCTCTCGAGGCCTCGGCAGCTGCGCCGGGGGCGTCGACGATGCCCGAAAACATGTCGGTCAACGTGTCGATGCCCGCGCCCGTGATCAACATCCACGGCGACCCCGAGCTCATCAAGAAAACGGTCGACAAGTCATTCGACGATCAACGCAAGCGCGCGGCGGCAGCGATCCCGCGGCGTGGGGGGACATGACGCATGGCCAAGCAGCCCACACACGTAGAAATCGGGCCCGCGTGGATCGACGTGTCGATCAGTGAGTCGCATTCGATCGGCGCAGACGTCACCGATCATCCCGTGGAAGACGGCATCGGCATCACCGATCACATACGGCCCACGCCCCGCACGATCCGCATTGAAGGCCTCGTGACTAACCACCCGCTCGAGCTACCGCAGACGCACGCGGGCACGGCGCAGGTGGACACGCAGGCGTTTTCGCTGCGCGTGCCGGCTAACCCGCTGCCGCGGATCCCGCCGCACACGATGACGATTCAAGGCGAGCCGACGACGTACGGCCTCGACATGATCCCCGGATTCGGGCAGGCGTCGTCGCTGGCAGGAGCGATCACGGGCGCGCTAGGCCTGCCCATATCGCTGCCGCGGCGTGAATACGCGATGGAGCTCCACCACGTGCAGCGCGGGGCCGAGCAGTTCGTCCACTGGGCAGGGCTGCGCTTCACCGAGGATTTCGACCGCGTGCGTGCCGTGTATGACGCGCTGTGCCGCGTGGTCGAGCTCGCTGAACCTGTGCAGCTGATCACGGGCCTCGAGGTTTACGATTCGGTCGCGCTGCAGGATCTCGAGTTCGAGCGCTCGGGCAAGCATGGGCCGCAGTCGCTGTCGTTTACGGCGACGTGCAAAGTGATGCGGCTCGTGTCGTCAGAAACGGTCGTGGATCCATCGGAGTCACGCGGGCAGTCAGGCGAATCACGGGGCAAGCAGACGACCGAGCCGACGCCCACGGCGTCACTGTCCGCACCGGCACAAGAGCAAGCGGATCACTCGTTTCTGACCGTGATCAAAACAGACGGGCTGTCAGGCGTGTATCAGCGGCTCGGAAACCCTTTCAATATTGGATTTTGACGTATGACGCTGCAGCGGCTCAAGACGACGACGCACCCGCTAGTGACGCAGCAGTCAGATCTAGACGGCGTGACGTACTCGTTCCGGTTCCGCTGGTCTGACCGGTCGCAGACGTGGCACATGGATCTGCGCACGCTGGACGATGAGCCGATCGCGCTGTCGGTCGCACTGGTGACTGCGTGGCCGCTCTTGCGGCGCTGTCACGCCCCGCACAGGCCGCCCGGCGACCTGGTGCTCATCGACCTAGCGGGGCCCGCGGAGCCGGTCACACGGGACGGTTTCGGAGACCGGTGGTGCCTGTTCTACCTGCCGGGGCTCGACGTGCTGAACTACGGGCTAACGGGGGCGATGCCGCCGTGAGTACGCTTTTCAATCGTCAGGTGTCGCTGCAGGTGGCGGATCTGAAGCTCGACGGTTTCGATCTTTCGTTTCAGATCGAGCGGTCGCTGTCGTCAAAGACGCCTAACAGCGCGGAGATCCGCGTGTGGAACCTGAACGCCGATCACCGCAAGCGGCTGCAGGAAATGGAAAGCGTGTATGTGTCGCTCGAGGCGGGCTACGCCGGGGCGACGTCGCTGCTTTTCCGCGGCGATTTGCGCGATGCGTCATCGACGCGTGACGGGTCTGATTGGATCACGGCGATCACGTCCGACGCCGGCAGGCGTGCACGCAAGGCGCGCATCGTGAAGTCATTCGCGCCCGGTGCGTCGGTGGGTAAGGTGCTGGAAGACGCCGCCAAGGCGATGGGCCTCAAGCTCGGGAACTCTGCGCAGCGCGTGGTCGAGGCGAAGATCGCCGGCACTGCAGCCACGCAGTACTTCAACGGCTACGCGCTGGCGGGCTCGGTCGAGGATGAGATCGACCGCATCGCCGCGAGCTGCGGCCTCGAATGGTCGGTGCAGGATGATGAACTGCAATTCCTCGACTATGGCGAGCCGCTGTCACAGCTCGCCGTCAAGCTGACGCCGCAGACGGGGCTGATAGGCTCGCCCGAGCCGGGCAACAAGGGCCTGGTTGACGTGCGGACGTTGATCATCCCGGATTTATATCCAGGCCGCCGCGTCGAGGTGGAGTCGCAGCACGTGCGCGGCTTTTATCGGGTCGAGGTGTCCAAGCACACGGGCCAAACTTTCTCGAAAGACTGGTATGTAGATCTGCAGCTGAAATCAGAGCAGCGGAAAGCGAGTAGCTAAGCCGTGACGGTGTTGCCATCGGCAGTCGATTTGCACGTCGAGTTCATCCGCGATGAACTCGCGGACGTGCATACGTGCATGCCGGCGGAGATCGTGGGCGTGCGTGATGGCAAAGACGCGCGGCAGTTCGTCGACGTCTTGCCGACGCTGCAACGGGTCGTGGTGGACGCAGACGGCATCGCGATCAATGAGGCTTACCCAGTGATCCCCATGGTCCCGGTGGGCTACGCGCAGGGCGGCGGTTTCTTCGTGTCGCTACCGATCGCGGTCGGCGACATCGTGCTCTTAGTGTTTGCGGAGCGGTCGCTAGACGCTTGGATCGAGTCGGCCCGCCGCGGTGCACAGTCGGCCGTCGTGCCGGGCGACGTGGCGACGCACAGCCTGCAGGGGGCCATAGCGCTACCGTGCGGGCCCGCGCCGCGAGCGAGCCTGCTGACGGGCGTAGACGCGGCGGACGTCGTGATAGGCACGACGAGCGGGAAGATTCTGCAGCGCTGGAAAGCGAACGGCGACGTAGTGATCTCCGAGGCGACGACGGGCACAGACTTTGTGGCGCTCGCCGGCAAAGTGCTAACCGAACTCAATCGCATCAAAGACGACTTCGCGACGTTGAGCACTGCGATATCGGCAGGCTTCAAAGCGGGCGGCACGTCCGGACCTGGTTTTGCGGGCGGGCCCGTGATGGATGCTGCATTTCAGAGCGGCTTGGGCGTGCCCCCCGGACCGGCGACCGTGCCTAGTACGCCGGCAAGCGTAGCCGCCACCAAAACGAAAGCGACCTGATCAGCCATGCCTAAACCTTCCAAGCTCCCCACATGGGCAACCGGCGCAGCGTCGATCCTCGAGCCGTCAGACGGCAAAAAAGCGCAGGGCTGGGTGCCGGGCGAGCAGCCGCCTGCGTCGTTTTTCAACTACTGGCAGAACCTCGTGCACTTGTGGACCACGTGGTTTGACACGACTGTCGATTCCCACACGACGACGCTAGGCACGCACACGACGCAGATCGCAGCGCTGACGACGCGCGCGGATACGACAGACAATAAGCTTTACCGCGAGCAAGTGCGCGCGGAGATCTTCGCGCTCTGCAACCTGCATAAAGGCGCGATCCCGCCGGGGACTGCGCAGTTAGGTCAGGCAGCGGCCGATCCTCTAACTGGGCGGCTGATCGTTGTTCTGGGCGGCGCAAGTACAGCGACGTCGGTAAACCCTGACGTGTTGGCGTCTCCTGCATGGGGCCTAGCCGTAGCGGTGAACATTCAGCGCGTGCTGTGGGTGCCGCAATCGTCGCGATTTATCGGTTTCGGCGTGGCGTCAACGCTGCGCTGGACGGCGGATGGCGCGGCATGGTCGACTATCACGCCCAGTGGTTCCGGGGTGTACGGTCAAGGGATGATCGCGAACAATGGTTCGGGCGTGCTCGTGCAGTTAGAAGCTCGCGATCTCAATCGAAGCACAGACGGGGGCGTTACCTGGACGCTAACCACTAACGCTTTGCCCGTTGTCATGTCGGGGGCGATTGCATACGGCGCGGGTTTGTTCGTCGCACCTAATGGGGGAGTCAGCAACGGTGACGTATATACGTCGCCGGATGGAGTGACGTGGACGGTGCGCCCGTTGCCTGCAGCGACAGTGCGGCATGGCATCATGCCGAATATCGCTTATCTGTTAGGCGTTGGTTTCGTGATGCTCAATTGGGAATCGGCGACCACGGCCAAAATCTATCAGTCACAGGACGGCATCACCTGGGCACGCACCTTGGATTTAGGGGCAGACATCCCTAACACAGGTAACGCGATGTTAGTTACAGAGTCGGCCATATATCAAACGATGGGGTCTGCTAATTTCACCGCGTCAACGTTTGCGCCCGATCTGGCTTTTCTAAAGGACGGCTCGATTGTTCGTTTCAAAATGACGAGCGTTCCGGGCGGAACGCCATTGCCGGGCGGGTCGGGGACCTTTGGCAATATTAGTTATGTGCGCAGACGCGATCAGAAATTGTTTATAGCCAGTGGTTGGAACGGTGGGGGGACATCGCCCGGAGAAATCTGGGCGGCAAGCATAGGAACGGTGCTGACGTGAGCGACCTAGCGATCGACCCCGCGACTGACGACCTGCTACTCATCGGCGGTAAGGCGCAGCTCGTGACCGGTGCTGCCGCAGTCGCGCAGGCATGGCAAACGCACCTGACGCTTTTCCTCGGTGAATGCTTTCGCGATCGGTCGCTTGGGATTGACTATCAGAATCTGATTCTGATCAAAAACCCGTCTATGACGGTCGTGCGCGGCTTGTATGCCAAGGCCTCGCGCGAGACGCCGGGAGTGAAAGACGTCACCGATCTGCGCTTCACGTTCGATGGCCTACGGCGCGTGCTGACGGTCACAGCGTCGGTGCTCTACTCCGCAGGGGGCGAAGGCATGCTGACGCTTTCCGAGACGATAGGGGGCGGCTGATGACGGTCTACGGCCTGACCGATGCGGGATTCGTCGCAAAGACACTGCAGGATATCGAAGCGTCTTTCGTCGCACAGCAGCGCGCGAACATCGATCCGGCGATCGACACGTCGCAATTCGGCTTGATCGGGCAGCTGAACGGCATCGTGGCGAGCGACTTGGCCGAGTTGTGGGAGCTCGGCGAAAACCTGTATGACGCGATGGATCCCGATCAAGCGTCGGGCGACGCGCAGGACCAACTCTACAGCCTGACTAACAGCCTGCGCGAGCCTGCCACGCCGTCACGTGTGCTGTGCACGGTGGTGCTCGCGGCCTCGACATCGATCCCGGCGCTGACGGCCGTAGCGTCGGTGCAAGGCAACGCCGCAGCGCGGTTTACGAACACGTTCGCGATGACGAATGCGACCGGCGCACCTGCGACGTTGAGCATCCCATTTCAAGCGCTGGCCACGGGGCCGGTTGCCGCGAACGCGGGCACGCTGACGCAGCGCGACACGCTGATCTCGGGCTGGACGTCGGTCACGAACGCGCTTGATGCCGAGCTCGGCACCGACATCGAATCCGATGCCGCGTACCGCATACGCCGTCAAGATGAGCTCGCCACGCAGGGCGGCGGCACGGTCGCCGGCATCCGCGCGGACATTCTGCAGCTCGACACGGTGCTCGCGGTGTCGGTGCTCGAAAACGTGACCGATGCCGTGGACGCAAACGGCCTGCCGGGACACTCGTTTGAAGCTGTCGTGCGTTCGGAGATTGGCGCGACTGACGATCAAGCGATCGCGGCGACGATTTGGGCAAACAAGCCGGCGGGGATTCAGGCGTACGGCTCGATCAATGTCGTGATCCTGGATAGCGAAGGCATCCCGCACACGATCGGATTCAGCAGGCCTACTGAGATCCCGGTATACGTGGCGTTACGCGTGACTGTAGTCGCCGCAGACTACGGAGGCGACGCAGCCATGAAAGATGCGATCGCCGCGTCGGCTGAGACGCCGGGATCGCCGGGGTACTTGGACGTAGGCGACCCAGTCTATGCGGGCAGGTTCGTCACGGTCGCGATGCAGCAGCCGGGCGTCTTGAATGCCGAGTGTCGCGTGTCGCTCGTGTCGTCTGACTATGCAACGGGCGTCCCTAGCGTCGCCGTGACGCAGCGGCAGATCGGCACGCTCGACACGACGCGGATCTCGGTGGTGCCGATCCCATGACAGAGCATTTCAGCGACCACGTGACACGCGGTATCGAGCGGCTGATCGAGCGCTACCGGCAGCCCAAGACATCGGCCTTGCTCGCGTCGTGGCTCACGGAGGTGCAGGCGGTCGAGGATGCTTTTTATCAGCTACTGACCGAGCGCAGCATCGATACGGCCACGGGCGCCATGCTCGATATGCTCGGGCGCATCGTGGGTCAGCCGCGCGGCGGGCGCGACGACGCGACGTATCGGCTGTGGATTTCCGCGCGTGTGCTGGTGGAGCGGTCGTCAGGTACGACCGAGCAGATCATCGCGATCGCGGACAAGCTGGCGGGCGGTAACACGGTCAAGCTCCGCGAGTACTTCCCTGGATCGTTCATGCTCGACATGGGCGCGCTCGACTCGCATACGGGGCTGCAGATCGCGCAGCTCATCGTGCCGGCGAAAGCAGCCGGCGTGCGCTTCACCGCCACGTGGTCAAACGTCGCGTGGCCGGCGGCGTTCACGTTCGCACCTGCTGACGTGCCGATCCCGGCATCGCCGCTCGGTTTCGACGCGGGGCGTTTCGTGTTTGCATCTGACGGCGGCGGGGAAATCGCGATCGAGTCTTTCACTTTCAATGGCGGGGGCCCGGATTTCGGGTTTGACCGCTCGCTCCTAGGAGGTTGACGCGATGGCACGTCCTACTGCGTTTCCACGTTGGGCCACGGGCGGCACGGCCGTGATCGCCGCGCCCACATCGACCGAGCAAGACGTCGGGCATATCCCGCAGACGATCCTGACTGCCCAGCTCGCGAATTGGCTGCAGAACCTCGTATATCAGTGGCTGGTGTATCTGGACGGCGATCGACCAGCGCTCACGACGACCACTGCGCCCGCGCAAGTAACGGCTACGACGGTCGCAACCATCGGCACCGATGCCGGGGCAGCGCACGCTGACCATGTGCACGCGCTGCCCACGGCGGCACCTACAGCGCTGGCGATCGGCAGTGCCCAAGCGATAGGCACGTCTGCGTCGGTCGCCCGAGCGGACCACGTGCACGCCATGCCGGCGGCGGCTGCGCCCGTGCAGCTCACGGCGAATTTGGCGAACGGTGCAGGTGCCGCTACGACGTTCGCTCGGGCCGACCATGCGCACGACATACCCACGGCGGCGCCTGCGGCGTTGATCATCGGCAGCACGCAGGTGCTGGGCACGTCCGCATCTTTCGCTCGAGCTGACCACGTGCACGCGATGCCTCCTGCCGGCACGCCCGTGATCGTCGTGCCGGGTGCAACTGCGTCGTCTGGTGTGGCTGCGTCTTTCGCGCGTTCAGATCACGCACACCCGCTCGCAAATTTCGGCATCGCCGCGGGCACGTTCTGCGAAGGCAATGACGCAAGACTGCTTGTAAACCCTGCCGTAAACGGTTTCCGGCTCGCTCCGACGACGGATGACAGCATCCCGGCGGATGGAGCTTTTACGGCTGTCAATTTCGCGCCGGTCGGCGGTGATCTCATTGCTCTGTACACCGGATCGGCCTGGGTGCTGCGGTCGGCATCCGGCGTGTCTTATACGCTCGCGGGGCACACCGCCGGCACACCTTTCGATGTGTTCGCATCGTGGTCAGGATCGGTAGTCGTGCTCGAGGCTGTCAACTGGACGTCTGCGACGGTCCGAGCGGTCGCGCTCGCAAAGCAGAACGGCGTGTGGGTCAAGTCAGGCGATGCGACGCGCCGCTACCTCGGCAGCGTGCGACCGCGCAGCGCGACGACATACCGCGTCCAACGGTTCAACGCTGTCAGCACTGGCTCAGTCGGCATCGACTACTTCAACGAAAATTTGAGAAAGCAGACCGCTATCCAACTCACGGACACCGTTGCAAATCAGGCTTATTCTACGGCTACCTGGCGACAGTGGGCAGCAAGCGCCAACGCGCAGATAGACACGATTGCGGGCTTGCCCGGCGATCCCGTTTCGATAACTGCGATGGCATCGGCGAACACATCCAACACGACCACGACAATTTCGTTTCCGCTGATAGGTATCGGCGTCAACAACGCAACGCCTGTGGGCGCGCGCACCATGGAAGGCATCTCCCGCATAGCCTCGGCGCCGTTTGATATGTCCACCATCTCGGCTGCCATCGCAGTCAACTCGACGCTTGGGGTAACCGCGTATTGGTGGCTGCAGTATGGCTCCGGCAACGTCGAGTTCTTCGGAATCAACGGCCCAGCTCAGTCGGGTATGATGGCGTTAGTCTCCTATTAGATCGGGGCAGGCGATGACTGATTTCGTGATCACCATACCCACGCCGCCCACGCTGACCGTGATCGTCAGCCCGAAACCCGGTGCGCCCGGTGCGCCCGGCACCGCTGGCCCGCCCGGCGCAGACGGCGCAGCGGGCCCACCTGGCCCACCTGGCCCGCCCGGTGCGGACGGTGCGGGCAGCGCGACCGCGAGCAGCCTAGCGACGACTGGCGCACCCGTGGACGTCGCAGCGTCTGCGCCGCCCGTCGAAGGTCAGGTACTGACAGCTGCAGACGCGGAGCACTCCATTTGGCGCGTGCCCGGCTTGCACTACGACCCGTCAATTAAATTTTGGACGAGTACCACGGGCGTTGCCACGGTTTTGCCCGGCACGTGGGGTTTTATCTGGCCGCCGCCGGTGGGGACTACATCGCTAGTTGTCTATATCGTGTCATCACTCGAAGCTCCGCCAGTAGACGCGCGTTTCGGGCTGTACGTGCACCGCGACGTCACCGTGCCCGTGCAAGTCAACGTGCTGGGCACGTCGGAGATCCAAGGGCTAGACGGCTTGCGTGGCCCGAGTGCCGTGCTGCTGCCGGGCGCGAATTACGAATGGATTTTCTATCATGAGGATGGATCGTCGATTTGGGGCTTAGTCAGTGACACCGCAGGCGGCGCGAAGCGGATCGTGGTTGCGGGTGGTGCGAATGTTGAACTCGCAGGTTCGCCAGTGCCGACGCCCGGCCAGGCGCTGATCGCGACCGATGCGACACACGCAGGGTTTGCGGCTTTGCCAGCGGGCCTGGCTCTCACCGCTGCAGCGCCCACGCAGATCACTGTCACCGCTGCAGCCGTGGGCGGCGACACGGCGGCGGCACACGGCGATCACGTGCATGGCGTGGCGACTGCGGCACCTGCGGCGCTCACGGTGGGCGGTGCGCAGGCGCCCGGCACGTCCGCGTCGCTGGCTCGAGCTGACCACGCGCATGCGATGCCGGCGGCGGGCGTACCGACAGCGCTAACGCTGGCCGCGAGCAACACTCAAGGCGCGGCAGCGACGCTCGCGCTGAGTGACCACGTGCATGCGCTGCCGGCGACGGCTACGCCCGTTGCGCTCGTAGTGGGCGGTGCGAACGCACCGGGATCGGCAGTGACGCTCGTGCGGTCCGATCATGTGCACGCCTTGCCCGCATTTGGATCGACTTCCGGCACGTTTTGCCAGGGGTCAGATCCAAGACTTGCCGCGGTCGGTACCGGCGGGACGTTCGCATGGGCGACTAACGCAGCGTCGATCGCGGTCGCAGGCGTGGGCGGTGTGTGGGCCGCGTCCAACAACCTGACCGGCAATTCAACCTTGACGCTTACAGGCGGCGTGGATGGCGTGCGGCTGTCGCTATACGTCAAGCAAGACGGCACCGGCAGTCGCACGCTTACGCTGTCGATCGCGGGCCGTACGATTCGGCGCGACACCGGGATCACCGACGACAATCCAGCGTCAGGAATCAACCTGATTACCGCATACGAAATCGAGTTCGCGACGATCGTCGGCACGGCATCCGTGCGCATCAAGAAAATGCCGCTCGTGTAAAGGGATCCGTCGCCATGTACACACTCGACTTCACGCCGTCACCGCCGATCACAGTCCGCGTCGTCACGGGCGCCACGGTCGGATTCAGCCTAGGCGTCAAGTATGCAGACGGCACGCCCGTGGACCTGACGGCCTTCACGATCACAGCACCGTTTCTCGCGCGCGGCGAAATCGCTCCTCCCGTTGCAGCCTTCACGGTCGTGCAGACTGACGCGTCGTCGCTGGCGCTGTCGCTCACCGCGGACGAATGCGGGCTGCTCGGTGACGTGCATACGCCGGTGTCGTGGTCGTGGCCGTGCTGGGCGGAGCTCGCCAGCGGTGAGCGTATCGAGCTCGTGCACGGCACGCTCGCGCTGACGCCGCCTTAGGGCGCAGCGTCGTCGTCGGGCGCGGCCTCGAGCTGGAACAAGACGCAGCACACGCGCGCCCCGTCGCCGCGGCTGACCACGAATTCACCCGCAAACCCGCCGCGGGACCATACGCGCACGACGTCATGCGCCCCGGCTTCCAAGACTTCCGCCGATGAGATCGCGTGCCCGGTCGGGCTACCGCCCGCCGGGGCGACGTAGTGCCGTTTGCGGCCTCGGTGCTGCGCAGCGTACTGCTCGCGCACCACCTGCAGCACGCGTAGCGCGTCGCCGGGATCGTGGCGGCCTAGGGAGGCAAGCGTCAGTTCTAGGTCGGGGCCGGCGACGTTGTAGAATTGGAACATGGCGCCCGTGCCGGGGGGCAGTGTCGCCTCGAGTCTTTCGAGCAGCGCGATCGCGGCCTCGGTGAGCTTGAGATCGGTCGTGCTCATCGCGTCCCGCTCCATGTTTCGGAGTCGCGCATGGCGACGGCCTGCATATCGTCGGGCCCGATGCCGTCCGCGAGCAGCGTTTCGCCTACCACGCTCATCAGCACGCCCCGGACGGCCGCGCGGCTGCCCACCGTGGTCTGTAGGGCGATCGCTTGTTCCGGCTCGCCCGGCGCGTTGTGCACGATGATCGTCACCGCGTCGCAGGGCCCGAGCAGTTCGAGTGCGTGCTCCAAAAGCTTGGACGCGATCACATATCGGCCCTTCGCGATCGTTTTGGTGTCCGCCATGGCCGCCACGATCGCCCAAGCAATTCGCGCAGACCAGCCCGGATCGCCGAATTTGCGGCCTCGACCGTGCAAAAACGCAAGGTGAAGGCCGCCCGCGGTCGTTTGCGCTTGTCGCCGCGGCGTAATCGCGCCGTAGTGCCCACACATCGCACTTAAGTGCGAAAGCCGCTGGTGTCTCACCACCTGCGGCCATCGGGACATCCGCGGCGTTTTCACGCCTAGGGCGGTGCCCCACCACGTCACGCACCACACGCGATCCGTAGTGCAGCTACTTCTAGGCGAAAACGAGAACGAAGACCAGCTGCACTTTGCAGAGCTGGTGCCTCGACGCGACCGCCGCCGCGCGGAACGCGACGCGGCTCGAGCGGCACGGGCGGCTCGAGCGGCCGCCCAGCGTCAGGCCCGCCCGCCCGAGGCCGCCATGGCCCGCCTGGACGGCCGCCGCAAGGCTTGGCTGCGGACGCACGGCGGCCTCGACGCGCCGCCGCTGCCGCTGCCCCCGGACCTGCGGCGCGAGCTGTGGATCGGATCGCAGCTGCACCTGACCGATCCGACCGGCGAGCGCATCCGCTGGACGGTCCGGGAAATGTCCGCAAACGGTCGCGCCGAGGCCGCGGGGGCCTCGTGGTACGCCGCCGTAGTGCCGCTCGGTGACGGTACGCACCGGTACACGGTCGTAGGCACGAACCGCGCAGCGCTGCGCGCCCGCCGGACCTTCACGCTCGGGTGGCTGCAGTCGGAACTCGAAAGGGCGGGCGTGGTCCGCGGCGTCAGCGTGTGCACGCTGCTGCGCATGATTCGCGACGTCCACGACGGCGACCCGTACTGCCGGCGGTGCCAACATCACCACCCGTCGCGCAGCGCATGGAACCATCGCGGGGCCGATGACACCTTGGAAACGGGCGACATCGGCTACGGCGTAGCCCTCGAGCTCGCCGGGGCGATCGAGCGGCACCAGTGGCGCACGCCCGCGCAGATCGCCCGGCACTGCGAACCGTGGGAGATCGGCGACTCGGGCTATCCCACGGCGACCTACCAGATCGTAGGCCGTGACCGTGCCGGGCGGGCCGTGGAAGGTGGCCGCCTGCCGCCCGCGCTGATCGTCCAATACGCGATGCTGCGCGACGTCGCCGCCGCCGCCTGCGACGACACGCTGCCTTTCGTGCGGGCCCCCTACGGCTCGACCGCGGCACGCCGTGCCCAACAGCACGCCCAAGCGCCGCCGTAGCGCCGGCACACAGCCCGCGACACGACGACAAGGCAGCGCAGCTCGTGGGAGCGGTGCGTCTTGTCGTCGTTTTTGCGCGTTTTCAGCACGTCGCGCGCGTGTCGAGCCGGCCTTCGGAGCAGTCCCGCGGGCCTCGGTGCGCGTCAAAACGCCGATCGCCGCCCTAGGCTGCGGACGCTCGAGGCCTTCCACCGTCCTTCGCAGGCAATCTTGGTGCGGTGTGACACCGCACTCACGCTCCGCGTTTTTAAGACAAGCAAGCTAGGGCGGGGTGCGCCGGGCGTGGATCGGGCCAATTGCCAGGGCTGTGGACACGCACGCGGCAGCCAGCCCGATCCCTTGAGGTTCTGCCACGCGGCGTTTGCCCGTGCCGCTCGCGGCTGCGTAGGTCAGTAAACCAGCGTGATCGAGTAGGGGGCGTGGGACAGCAGCTCGGTCACGGTGGCGGGCACAGTCGTGTAAGGCCACATGGTCACGGGGCCCGACAGCTGCACGCATTGTTGCGTCGAGGCCTGCCACCGGTAGGCTGTGACGACGACCGGCACACCTGCGGAGTAATAGGGGATGGAGCCCACCGTGAGCACGATCCCCGCTGATGGCACGTACGCGGGGCCGGCGCATACGTCGTCGAGGTAATAAGCCTGCGTTGTGTCATGCCACGTCGCGATCAGTGTCGAGGCGCTCTGATTGCATTCACCCGCGACCGATAGTTTGCCCGTTGCGAGCTGATAGGACAGCCCGATTCGCCGCTGGCCAACGTGTTGGACGTACACGCATTCGGGCGCATCGATGAATCGATCGGCACTCGCGGCATAGCCCGGCACGACGTCTGCTTGCACCGCTGCGCCGTCCGCGCCGCGCAAGACCCAATGCGGCCGCGGTAGCCCGTCGCCCGCAGGCTCGGCCGCGTCTTGCGCGAGCACGGCGCGGCTCGCATCCACGGCGTGACCCGCGTCGACGATCGCCTGCCCGGCGTCAACGACCATGCGCCCGGCGTCAACGGTCACACTGTGGGCCGTGCCGCCCGTGCCGCCTACGGCGGCGCTTTTGCCTGCCGCCGATGGCTGCGAAATCCCTGCAGCGCCGCCTACGCCACCAGCATCACGACCGGCGAGCATTGCGCCAGCATCCCGCATGCCGTCGCCGATCGCATCGAGGCCCGGACCTGCACACGCCACCACCACGCCAGCTATACAGCCCGCCGTCACAGTGCCTAACCGCATGCGGTGATCTTAGCGGTTTTTGCGTCGATCAGCCGTGTGGCTTTACGCTTACCAGCGGTGATATTCCCGCGCAGGATCGCCACCTTCACGCCGCCGACCCGTGATCGGATTGCGGTGCCAGCCATCGATAGGATCGCCGCTGCCGCTCCAAGCGGCGGCCGCTTCCATGGCGCGCCGCGGATCGAGATAGCACCACGCATCGAGGATCGCGCCGAACGTGCCACGCTCGCCCATGCACACGCGCGTGTTGAGGCCCATGCGATACACGGTGATCTCGTGGTCGTCGTCGAGTGCGCGCCAGTACAGGGCCTCGGGGCGCTCGGGATACGTCATAGAAGCTCACCAAGCCCTGATCGAGGCGTACACAAAGCCGCATATTCAGGATCCCACGGGCCGAAATGATCATGGGCGGCGTTCTGCGCGATGGCCTCGGCGAGCGTGTATCGGGTGCAGCGCTCGACCGTCCAACGCTCGTGAAATGTCGCCCGCGGGATCGCGTGGTACACCTTCGTAGGTCCGAGCAGCATCCCTTCGATCACGAACTCGACGTCCGTCCGCTCAAGCCATGCATGCGCGATGCGCGAGCCGTCCGGCAGCACGCAGATCCCATGCACGACGACATGTAGATCTCGCGCTTTCGGATCAGTCAGGCCGGCGAAAAAGTCGAGCACGTCGTCAAAACATGTGTGGGTAGGCTTCAAAAGCATCGGTGTGCAGCTCCAAAAGCGGCGGGCGAAGTAGACATAAAGACTCTTACCGGATCACGCGCGCCACGGGCGGCGGCGGACCGTCAGCGCTCGTTCGCGGCCTCTGCATCGAGCGACCCATAAGCCCACATGCCCCCCGGCTGTGACCTGCAGACCGCGTGCAGCGCCTCGTTTTCGCCCAATTTTGCGGCCATGCTGCGTACGTAAGTTTCGGAGACGTCGCGATCGTAGTCTGGGCGCTGCTTGAATGTGCCGGCTTTCGTCACGCGATAATATGTCACCTGGTACGACCCGCCCGGCATGCCTTCCGGCTTTTCGCGGATGATCGGGCCCGCGGACGCGAACAACAGCCGGGTGCTCTTGAAAGCGTCGGGGCAGTCCGGGGCGCCGTTCCACACTGCGGCACACGCGATACCGGCATCGCGCAGCGCGTCACGCGCGGTCTTTTCGTCCGCGTCGGAGTCGATCAGATACGTGAAAAAACCTTCTTCGCTTCGATCGTCTTTGATCACGATGTACGCCATCAGCTGCATTCCTAACGTTTGCGGGTCTTACGGGGCTTGGGCTTGGTGGTGGAAGTCTTGGCCGCGCGCGGCTTGGGCGACGGTGCCGCCGCAGGCTGCAGCCCGCAGTGCGCAGCGATCAAGTCGGCAACGATGTCCGCCGGCCTGCGGCGCTCTTGAATCGACGCGATCTGCAGCGCCTCGACGATATCTACGGGCAGCGTTGCGGACCACTGGCGCACTTGCACGCCGTCTTGCCGCGTGTACGGGGTCGCGATCGTGCCTACGCGGTGAGCAGCCGAGCCGACCGCGGCAGCCGGCACGGGCGCGGCTTTGCGGCCTCGAGCGGCTGCAGGCTGCGGCGGTGCGGTGACGGCTTCGAACGGATCGGCGGCTAGGGCGGGGCGGCTCATGCTGTCACCTGCTTACGTTTCGTCAGTTCTGCGGCTAGGGCGGCGTAATCGGTCGCGCCGATCGAGTCGGGCGCATATAGGCGGATCGGCTGCTGGTGTGAGTACGACTCTGCGATCGCCACGTTGCGGCGCACCACGGTCGAGCACACGTCGTCACCGAGCTGCGTGCGCAGCTTGGCCTCGACGCTGCGCGACAGCCGCGTGGTGTTCGTCTGCGACGCGATCACGCCTGCGACCGCGAGCTGCGGATTCAGCCGCGCACGCACGCGCTCGACCGTGCGCATGATGAGCGCCACACCTTCCAAGGCCGCGGCCTCGGTGAGCACCGGTACGAGCACCGCGTGGGCGGCGGTAAGCGCCATCGCAGAAAGGATCCCCATGCTCGGGGGGCAGTCGATCAGCACGACATCCCAGCGACGCGGCAAGGCCCGCAACGCCGTACGTAGGATGGTTTCGGCCCCGACTTCTCGCGCGAGCATTTTGTCCGCCGCCGAGAGCCATTCGCCCGCCGCGACCACGTCTACGCCGCAGTCTGCACGTGTGACCGTGAGTGGCCCGCCGGTCGTCAGGGCGTCGAGCAGCGCGCGCCCGTCCGATCGCTGGCCTACGTACGTCGACGCGTTGCCTTGTGGGTCAAGGTCGACCAGCAAGACGCGCCGCCCGCGCGCGGCGAGTTCGGCCGCGAGATTGACCGCGGTCGCCGTCTTGCACGAGCCGCCTTTCTGATTCGTCACCGCGATCACGCGGGCGCGGCTCACAGCGCACCGATCGCGATGCGTGACCACGACGGATCGGCCTCGATGATCCATGCCGCGCATTCACCCGTGACGCGGATGATCATCGCTGCACCTTCCCCGCCATCCGCGTGGCGCTCTGATAGCGGCGTCACCTCGATCGTGACCATCGTATCGGCGGGCGCTACGTCGTCGCACGGCTCGCCGGACCACTGGCCACACTCGCACCGTACCGGCGCAGAGTGTTTGACGCCGTGGCACTGGCCGCGGTGCGGGCCACGGGCCACGGGCCCGAGATCGCCGCAGTCGTGGTCGGCGGCGGTTGCGCAGCGGTGACACAAGTCAACGTGCACGTTGCTGATGCGGGCCAGCTGGTAGCTCGTGACGATCAAGGGCTGCTGTGCGGCGGGGACAGCGAGTGTCTGCATGGCGGGGCGTGCTCCTGTGCGTTTCCGCAAGTTAGCGCGGTTTGCGTTTACGCACAAGCGGCGTGCACGGCGGCAAGCCGGCACGCGTCCACGCCAGCACGCTTGCACCCGTGCACGGATCCTCACCAGGTCACGCACGGATCCACACCAGCACACGTGCACACGTGCCAGTGTGCAGCCGTGCCAATGAGCAAGCGTGCCGGTGCACACGCGTGCACATTTGCAAGTTTGCACAAATGCCGTCATGCTCAAGACATGACGACGACGCAGACGACGACCGCAGCGTGTGGCAAGTGCGACGGCAAGGGCACGCTCTGGTTTTGGAGTCACCGCGAAAACGGCCGGTGCTACTCCTGCGGCGGCGCGGGGCAGGTCGCAGTGCAGTCACGTACCGCGGTGCAGCAGGCCCGGCTGCAGGCTGCGCACACGCTGTCGACCTTCACCGACTACGACTACTGCGGCCAGCTGGTGACGCGGTCGGTGTGGGCGCGTAACCCGACCTACTGGACGGCGATGGCCACGCGGGCCGCGCAGCACATGCTCATCGTGGCGGACACGGCGTGGTCGCGTGCGCAGCTCGCGCGGCTCGACCCGTACGCCCGCGCGGAGATCATCAGGATCGGCCGCGAGCTCAAGGCCGCCGCCGCGGGCTGACCTGCAGACAAAAAAAGCCCCGCTGCTCACCGCGGCGTAATGCCGAGCAGCGGGGCTACACGTCCGCGGGCACCAGCGCCGCGGCGTGATCGTCGTCGTCAGAACGGGATGTTGTCGTCGGGATCGAGGCCTGCCGCCGCGGTCGCTATGGCGGCGGGCGGTCGCGCGGGCGGCCGTGGCGCAGGCCGTGCCGGCGGTGCCGCCGCGGCTCGGGCGGGCGGTGCCGCAGGCCGTGCGGGGGCCGCTGCCGGCGGCGCAGTGGCGCGCGACGCCTGCGCGTGGCCGCGCATTTGGTCCGCAAAGCTGCGGGCCTCATCGGGCGCCATGCGGGCCTTCAAGGCTACGCCGCCCACGCCGCCCGGTGCGTTGATCCACCTGACCTTGATGCGCGGATATCCCTGCAGGTCGTTTTCCTCGACCAACACGAGCGAGACTTCGTTCTGATCCACGCCGGTCAAGTCGTCGATCGAATCGGTCGACCACCCGCACGTGCGCAGGGCCTTCATCGTGTGTTCGATCGACTTGTCGCCGAAATACCCGTACCACGTAATGTGCTGCCCGATCGCGGCATCCATTTGCGACAGATAGCCGCCGTCGAGCAGCACGAAGTCGACCGCGATCTGCGGCTTGCCGGCCTGTGTGTAGCCTAGCGCCGCCGTGACGGCTCGCGCGCGGTACGTGTCTGGATTGATTGACGGTCCGCTCATTGTGGCTCCTGTGCAGTGTCCTGTGTCTCGGTCGCCGCGGCGATGATCGCCGCAAGCTTGTTTGCGATCCGTGCGATTTCCGCGTCGTCGTTTTCTTCGACCGCGCGTGCGAGTGCCGCGCGAGCTCGTGTTACGCGCGTTTCGTCCGCGGCTAGTGCCTCGAGCTGCGCTTCAATCTGCGCGAGTAGCGTACGACGGTCCGCGGGCCTGTGCGCCGTTGCCGCGTCCGCGAACTCTTGCCAGTCCAGCGCGAGCCGCGCGGGCAGGTCGTAACGGTTTTTCGCATCCCACGCCGCGGTGCGCTCGGTGTGCAGCACGCGCTGATTGCCCATTACACCGCGGATGCGGCCTGCTTTCTTGACGGTGTTCAAGTCGTGGCTGGCGAATAAAACCGCGTCGCTCCACTCGCGCCAATAGCCGCTCGGTGCTTTGTGAAGTTTCAACTCGTACCGATCGAAGTCGTCGCCGGCAGGATTGCGGAAGGTGCGGATCGCAGAGTGCGCCAGCAGAATAATGTGCATGTGCCGCTTCGTGCGCAACGTCTCGAGATCCGACGCGAGCCGCCGCCATTGGTCGTGTGCAGCCACGTAGCCGCGCCCGTAGCCGAAGTCTTCGATCGACTGGTACGGCCGCCCGTTGTCGTCGCGCGACTCACGGCACACGTGCGCCCAGCACAGCGGCTCGAGCCAGTCGAGCGTGTCGATCACCAGTGTCTGATAGTCGTGCGCCGCCGTGGTGAGCTCGGCCACGGCTTCCAAGGCGTCGAGCCACGTCTGCGGCTGTGGGAAGCGCTCTACGTCGAGCTCCGATGTCCCGTCTTCCGCACCGAGAAAGATCGGCGCGGGTGCCGCCGCGGCGAACGTCGACTTGCCTACACCTTCGATGCCGTACACCAGCAGCCGCATGGGTTTTGCGAGCCTGCCCTTGATCACCTTCCCGAGTGCCATGCGCCCGGATGGTTTCGCCGGCAGCACGACTTGCGACGCGTTGGCGGGGGCTGCCGCTGACGGCGGCTGGGCTCGGGTGGCTCGTGCCACGGCTGCGGCTGCGGCAAGTGCTGCGCGCTGGGCTGCGGTCGGTGCGGGGGAAGGTGCTGCGGTGCCGGTCGGTGACTGCTTGGTGGCTGGTACTGCTGGTGCCATGGGTACTGCTGGTGCCTCGTGTGGTGGTGTTGGTGCTGGTTGTGGTTCCGTCACTCGGCGGCCTGCCCGTTAGTGTTTTGTGCCGGCATCACGAAATCTGGTGACAGCTCGGGATGCACGTTGTCTACGCGTTGGTACACGGTGAAATCCTCGAGCGACGCTTGGCGCGTGCACACGGGGAAGAAAGAACACATGCGTCCGTAACGCTCGCATGACTGCACGTTACGAGCGCGGATGCCGGACCGCTGCCCGTCGCGGATCAAGATCGCCGTTTGCCACGCGTCGTGAGCGGCCTCGGTTTCTTCCTCAGGCAAGCGCACCACAAAGCCGCGTTGGAAGTACTTGTCGACATTGGTTAGCACCTCCTCGGTCAGCCTCAACCGGAACTCGTCGGGCGTTTCGTCGACGTCGCGCTGATTGGCGTAGAGTGCGCCGGCCTTCGTGTACTTGCGGGCCTCGGGGGCCGTGGCGCGCAGCGGTGCGTGACGCGGCTTGCCGATCACGTCGTATAGACAGCCGGCGATCTCGATGCCGTGGGCGCGTGCCCCGGCGAAATACGTGCTGATCTGTGAGTCGAGCTGCAACCGTTTCCAATACGTCGAGCCGGCCGAGATGTCTTCGCCGCTGGTCTTGTGCTCGACTATGTATACGCGGCCGTCCGACAGGTTGAGCACGAGCGCATCGAGCTTGCCGCCGAGGCCGAACGTTTTCGACTTCGCGCCGGTCGCCGGGTTTTTCAGGTCCGCGCGAAACTCGAGCTCGACGCCCAAGATCTCCACGTCTAGCGAATCGTGCCATCGCGCGTCGTAGGCCTGCATCAGCACGCCCGCGCGTGCCAAGTCGTAGTCGTCCACGGCGTGCGGGCGGATTGCGTCGAGTGCCGCTGACAGCTGCAGGTCCGGTGTCGCATACGCGCGCCACCACGCCTCGAGGCCCAAGTGGAAGAGCGACCCGAATCGCAGGGCCTCGGGGTCGTCGCCGAGCGGCTTGTAGCCGAGCTCGTAACGGTAATGGTGCTCGACCGCGCAGGAGCGGTAGGTCTTGAGCTGTGAGTTCGTCAGCACCTGCAGTGCGCGACGGGTGGGGGCGGCGACGGGTGTACTGCTTTGCGTCGTGGTCACTGTGGTAACCACGTACCACGGCGTTTTCGACTCGTCAAATATGCCTAGTTAGCGGGGGCGGTGCGGGCTAGTGAGCGGAAACGCCTAGCGCCGGCAGGTCCATTTGCGACGTCACACCCGTGTCAGCCGTGG